CGTAACATGGATGTTGTAAAAGAGCGTGCACAGTTGTACATACGCATATCTGACTTGCTGACAAAGCCACGGCGTGACAACAATGATGAGGCAGAGCTTGACCGGCTGCAGCGTGCACTTAAGGATAACTTGTTACATATCGGAAGACCAGAAGAAAATCCGGGCGGTGACACCAGAGAATCTGTCGGCCAGGATATGTACACGGATTCATGGCAGCGCGAAAGGTACGGAACAGCTACCCGTACAATTCCACGCTGCCCAATCGAATATTTCAGCGTCTTGCATTAGCAGAGCGCTTTTTATAAGGAGGCGGTCTTATGCCGCTCAAAAAAGGAAAATCTAAAAAGGTTATTTCTAAAAACATTGCCGCTGAAATCCGGGCAGGTCGGCCGCAGAAGCAGGCGGTTGCGATCGCTCTCCATAAGGCCGGCAAGTCCAGAAAAAGGCGAAAGGGGGTGTAATCGATGGGTGTGCGTGCGAGCATTAACAGGATCACGGGCCGGATGACAAATAGGACCCGTACAAGAGCGGCAAGAAACGCCCGGAACTATTTCAGGCGTAGAAGCTCCGGCGGGGGCGGTGGCTAATGTCCACTATCCTGTTTGATACGATTAAAGCACAGTCCGAGGTAACTGATTCTGTCCTCGTCGGGTTCTCCGGCGGTAAGGATTCAATCGTTACTCTTGACCTGTGCTTCCGTTATTTCAAAACGGTTCAGCCGTTTTTTATGTATATTTGCCCGAACCTTGAATTTCAAGAACGGACGCTCCGCTGGTACGAATTGCGGTACCAGACAAAAATAATCCGGGTTCCGCATTTTGATGTGTCGAGTTTCATGCGGTATGGCTCGTTCCGTGAGCCGGATGAAACGGTCCCAATCATTTCAATCAACGATATTTACCACTATCTCCGGGTCCGGACCGGAATTTGGTGGATTGCGGCGGGAGAGCGTATTTCGGATTCCATTGTCCGCCGGGCGATGATAAAGCATTCCGGTAGTATTGACAAAAAACGCGGTCGATTATATCCCATCTCCGGCTGGAAAAAGCGGGAAGTGCTCGACTACATTAAGTTCAAAAAGCTCTATCTCGGCCGGGACAGCCGGGAGTTGCATTTCAGCTTTAAGAGCTTGGAGGGACGAGAGCTGCTTTTTGTGAAGCAGCATTATCCGAACGACTATCAAAAAATACTCCGCCTTTACCCTTATGCGGGTGCCGCGGTGGAAAGGGAGCTGAAATATGGCAAAAAGCAAATTTCAGAATTACGACACGGAGACGATTCACAGAAGCCAGATTAAAAACGCTCCCTACAACCCGCGCATAATGAATAAGGCCGCCCAAAAGCGCCTCCGCAACAATATCCGAAAACACGGCTTAGTGTCCGCCCTAACCTGGAATAGGCGAACCGGGAACCTTGTGGGCGGCCATCAGCGGCTCGAACAGCTCGACGCGCTCGAAAAATCCGAAGACTATGATCTGACCGTTTGCGTGGTCGATGTTGACGAGCGGGAAGAAGCGTCTTTGAACGTACAGCTCAACAACCCGTCCATGCAGGGCGACTGGGACCTTGACAAGCTGGCCCAGGTTTCAGAAGATTTTGACCTGTCCATGACCGACGACCTCGGCTTTACTCAGAACGATGTGGATTTTATGTTTGACGGTGATGAACGCTTCAGCCAACTATTTGATACGCCGGAAGCGAACGACACAAAGGATAAAATCGATGAGATAAAACGGGCCAGAGCGCAGGGAGTTGACAATCTCAAAGAGAAAAATTCTATTAATTGGTATGCCGTGGTCGTGTTCGCAGACGAAAAGGACCGAGACGCCTTTTTCAAGGAAATCTCGGTCCCAAAATACGAAGAATATATCACGGCAGAACAGATCAGACGAATCGCACGAAACAAATCAGGCGATTAGTTTTCCATATATTCGGGTGAGGTCATCATCCGAAAGAGACTGAAACGTTCCGGGAATGATTTTTGGTTGAATATCTAAATTCCACAGGCTGAGATGCCCTTTAACAGGCACAGGCTTAATCAGTCTGAAATCCTTAAATATCCAGGCAAAGGCACGTGATGGTACATCCGACGGCCGAAGCACAGCGGGCTTGAGGTGTTTTTTAGCGAATGGCGTGATGCCGTCAAGCCGGGCGATCATCAACGCGCAGCCCGGTATGGTATCCCGTATCCGTTTGGCGCTGCTGCACAGTATGATGTCGCCACGGTAATCCGTTTGCCATGTGCGGCATTCGACCGTTTTGATTCCGGCAAGATAGCAGGCCATCCAATCCGGCCGCACGGTGAGGGCTTTGTAGCTCAAGGCGTTCATCTCCTTTTTTTATCTATATATTATATCACATTTTACATAAAAATGCAATTAAAATTAGCAATTATATCTAATGGATGGTGGCAATTTTGGCTGAAAAAGACTTAATTCCGCTCAACAAGAGAACGAAAGAAGAGCAAAAGAGAATTGCGTCCGCCGGTGGAAAGGCCTCCGTTCGGTCCCGACGCGCAAAAAAGACAATGCGAGAGGCCGCCAGGCTTGTGCTGGGGCTGAAGTCTCCAGAAAAGATCAAAGCAGAGCTCGAAAAGCTCGGAATTAAGAATAAAGACGCGATCAATCAGACTGCGATGCTTGTGGCTATTCTGAATAAAGCATTGCGGGGTGATGTTCGGGCGGCTGAATTTATGCGTGACACCGCCGGAGAGAATCCGCAGGCCGCGCAGCCTCAATCCGAATCCGAAGACGACCCCTTGACCAAATCGATTTACGAAACGGTAGGCGATAATCCAGATGATGTCTGCGCAGCAGAGAAAAATCCTCCGATTCCCGGTAAGTGAATATGACGCACTGATCTGCGACGGGGCGGTCCGGTCCGGAAAAACCTCGATCATGTCGATGGCCTTTGTCGCCTGGGCCATGCACGATTTTAATCAGCGCAATTTCGGCATCTGCGGCAAGTCCGTCCAGAGCGCAGTCCGAAACATTATCAGGCCCCTGGTCGGCATGACCTACTGGGCGAAGAACGGCTTTGTTATGGATTATTCCGTTTCAACTCACATGCTAACCGTCACCAAAGGCAAGGCGGTCAATTATTTTTACCTGTTCGGCGGAAAAGACGAGCGGTCGCAGGACTTAATCCAAGGTATTACGCTTGCCGGCGTGCTGCTCGACGAAGTCGCCCTGATGCCGGAATCTTTTGTGAATCAGGCGACGGCACGCTGCTCGGTCGAGGGCTCAAAGCTCTGGTTCAACTGCAACCCGGAGAATCCGCAGCACTGGTTCTATCAGAATTGGATTCTAAAGGCCAAAGAAAAAAACGCGATGTATTTGCATTTTGTGATGAAAGACAATCCATCGCTGACAAAAGAAACTCTTGCCAGATACGAAAACATGTACTCCGGCGTATTTTATCGACGGTTTATTCTGGGCGAATGGGTGCAGGCAGAAGGGCTTGTCTATCCGATGTTCAGCAAAGAAAGAAACGTCGTGAAGGATGTTCCTCCATCCGGCAGGTATTTCATCTCTATCGACTACGGCATTCTTAATCCGTTCTCGGCTGGACTGTGGTGTCTCCGCAACGGCGTCGCTTACCGTGTGGCCGAATACTATTATGACGGCCGCAAGGAGAAATATCAGCGGACCGACGAGGAACATTACGCCGCAGTGAAAAAGCTGGCGGGCGATCATTATATTCAGCGCGTCGTCGTCGATCCGTCCGCAAGCAGCTTTATCGAGGTGGTCTACCGGCACAAAGAATTCCCGGTTGATAAGGCTATAAACGACGTTATTCCAGGGATCGCCTATACCGCGACGATGCTCCAGCAGGGCAAGATCAGGGTGCACGAATCCTGTAAAGACTGTATCCGCGAGTTCGGGCTCTACTGCTGGGACGAGACCAAGCCGGAGGACGCCGTGGCAAAAGAGTTTGACCACGCAATGGACGATACAAGATATTTTGCTTATACGGTCTTGCGCAATGAGGTGAGATAATGGACATTCCCGAACAGAAAAAGCTCGAGCAGGTCACAAAGAAGCTGGCTGAGATCCTGAGGGTTCAGGACTGGGACATCAAAACTCACATCGTTTCTGGTCACGATATTGCGAAACAAACCGATGATGACAATTATACTGCGCGTGGTGTTTCTGTGAGAAATACCCGTTCAAATACCGCTGATATTTATTTGAGTACGGATGAGCCCGGCGATTGGTACGAAACGCTTGTCCACGAGCTGATCCATGTGCAGACGACAACCTTAATCGCAACTGCTGAAGCCTATTTTGAAAAGCATCATTCTTATTTTGAAAATATTTATGAAAGCATGGTCGAACGTCAGGCGCAAATTTTTGTCAAGCTCTATCCTGTGACGAACTTTAACGACATTCTGGGGAAGTGATTTCTTGGGCTTTATTAGCTGGTTGAAGGGGGTGTTCCGAAAAATGATGTTCCAGCCGTCCGAAGTTTATCAGATTTTCGGCGTACAACCGGCCGTCTCATCGGCCTATCTCGGCACTATCAAGAGCTGGAAAAACATTTACGAAGGGTGCGCTCCCTGGAATGACGAACGCCTTCCCTCGGCCAATTTTGCGGCGATTGTTGCGAGCGAAGCAGCCCGACTCGCAACGATTGAGATGGACTTCAAGATCACCGGATCCCCGCGGGCTGACTTCCTCCAGGAGAAAATGAATATTGTACGCGACCAGCTTCGCACGCAACTCGAATATGCCTGCGCGTTCGGCGGGCTCATGCTCAAGCCGAATGGCGACGGTGTGGATTATATCAAGCCGGGCCTATTCATCCCGACCAACACCGACGGGAACGGCAACATCACGGGTTCAATCTTTGTCGCGCAGCGGCAAGACCTTGACCGGTATTTTAACCGGTTTGAGTACCATCGGTTTGACGAAAATGGATTGTACCGCATCAGCAACAAAGTTTTTGAAAGCGATTCTCCAGATGTAATCGGCCGGCCAACGACGTTTGCGGCGGTGCCGGAGTGGAAAGACATTCAGGACGAAATCAGTATTGCCAATCTCGAAAGGCCGATTTTTTCCTATCTGAAAATGCCGTGGGCAAACACCATTGATAGTTCGTCGCCACTCGGGTGCTCGATTTTCTCGAAGGCGCTTGGTTCTATCCACGACATTGACATTACGGCAAAGGGGCTGCGGCACGAAATAGCAACAGCTGACCGTAAGCTGTTTATCTCGGACAAGGCACTCAAGCGCGATGACAACGGTGTGGTTGTTGAAAATCCATTACCAGACCTGATTCAGGGTCTTGAGTTTGGCATTGACGAAAAAAATACCTACCACGAATTCAATCCGGAAATCCGAATCGAGCAGTACAAATCCGCTATGCAGACATTCCTCAACATTGCCGGAAATCAGTGCGGCTTCAGCAACGGTTATTTCTCCTTCGGCGAGAAGACCGGCGTGGTCACGGCGACCCAGATTGAGGCGGACCAGCAACGGACCATTTCAACCGTGACAGACATTCAGAAATCGCTGAAAACTGCATTGTCCGGTCTGGCCTATGCGCTCGACGCCTATGCGACACTGTACGGTCTCGCACCGGCCGGAGAATACAAGGAGCAGTACAATCTAAAAGACCTATCCGTGAACGTCACAGAGGACCGGGCACGCGGTTGGCAAATGGCAACGGCGGGCGCAATCCCGAAGTGGAAATATCTTGTAGATTACGAAGGGTATCTCGAAAAAGATGCCCGCACAATTGTGGATGAGGCACAGAAAAAGCAGATGTTCTGGTCCTACGTCGTCGCCGGCAAGTTCCCGATGGAGCGTTACCTTGAGATGTTCGAGGGATTTTCCCCAGCAGACGCGAAAGCCGCTGTCGCGGAGGTTTCGGGCGGCTCAGGCTCGCCGTTCCCGGCTGAAGAAGGTGGAGGCGGGCCGCAGGAACCGCCGGACACCGGACAGGAGGGCCAGAAATAAAATGCTCCCTCCTTATTTTTACGACACGGCTGCCGAGGGCCTCCTCAACCTTTACAACCAGCTTGACCAGGCAATCCTCCGCGATATCGTTCGCCGGCTTGTGAAGACCGGCAAGGTTACTGACATGGCAAAATGGCAGGCGGAGCGATTGCAGGAATCCGGGCTGCTTTATAACGACGTGGTCCACGAGATCGCAAAAATCAGCGGTGCGAGCGACGCGCAGGTCCGGACTCTGTTTGAGGACGCAGGAATCGAGGCGCTCCGTTACGATTTCGCGATTTACGAGGCCGCCGGGCTTGCTCCGTTGCCTCTGCGCCAATCGCCTGCAGCAGCTCAGGTCCTTCAGGCCGGAATCATAAAGACTTCCGGCAATCTAAAAAACTTGACAATGACTACCGCCGTATCGACCCAGCAAGCTTACATACAGGCCGCCACAATGGCCGAGATGCAAGTGGAAAGCGGGGCGTTTGATTATATTACGGCTATCCGAAACGCCGTGAAAACGGCATCGCGGGCAGGCGCAATAGTCCTCTATCCTACCGGATGGAAAGACCAGCTTGACGTCGCTGTCCGCCGGGCAACTTTGACCGGTGTCGGGCAGACGACCGCGAAAGTCTCGCTCCGGTACGCGGACGATATGAATTGTGACCTCGTCGAAACGACCGCCCATCCCGGCGCCCGGCCGAGCCATCAGGTGTGGCAAGGGCGGGTGTTCAGCCGTAGCGGTTCCGGTCGGTACCCTGATTTCGAGAGTTCCACCGGGTACGGCACCGGTGCGGGGCTCTGCGGTTGGAACTGCCGGCATAGTTTCTTCCCCTATTTTGAGGGTCTGTCCGAATCCGCTTATCCTCGTTCAAAGCTCCGGGAGTATGAGGACAAAACCGTATCTTACGGTGGGGAAAAACTCAAATATTACGACGCCACACAGGTCCAGCGCGGTATGGAGCGGGCCATCCGGGCGACAAAGCGCGATCTTGCCGGGGCCGATGCCGGCGTGAAAAGCGCCCCGGCCGAATCGCTGAAAAACGCTTTTCGAGAGGATTTCAGCGCGGCATCTGTCAAACTAAAACAGCAAGAAGCCACGTTGAGAAAATTCCTTAATGAAACCGGCCTTGACCGCCAGCGGGAGCGTGAGCAAGTGCTCGGGTTCGAGCGCAGTGCGGCGCAAAAAGCCGTGTGGGCGAATAGGAAAGCAACCGCATGATTGTCCTGAGCATGACGTTAAAAGGTTTTTTATACTGAAATTTGGCCCACCGCGCCGGCCTAATCCGCGCGGCAGCAGGTGACAGCGACCACCTAAAACGCTTAGCTGTATGGAGGTTTTATGAAAAAGGAAGAACTGACTACCCTCGGGCTGACCGAAGACCAGGCCGCAAAGGTCTTTGAGCTGCACGGCAAGGATATCACGAAGCTTCAAGGCACCATCACCACGCTCACGACCGACCGCGACGGCCTGAAAAAACAGCTCGATGACGCAAACAACCAAATCGAAAAGTTTAAGGGAATGAACATCGACGGTATCAAAAAGGCCGCAGACGACTGGAAGGGCAAGTACGAAAAGGCAAAAGCCGATTACGATTCCGCCCAGGCTGCTCGTGTCTATGACGATGCCGTGCGCAAGGCCCTTTCCGGCGTGAAGTTTTCTTCCAAGTTTGCGAAAAACGCTTTCATCGGTTTGCTCAAAGAAAAATCGCTGAAAATCGACAACGGAAAGCTGATCGGTTTCGACGATGTTCTGAAGCAGGCCAAAACCGACGATCCGAACGCCTTCGCTCCAGTAAAGCCCGGTCCGAAGTTCACTGACAAGATGGACGGTGACGGCGCGCCGGAGATCACGAAAAAGGCGTTCGACAAGATGACCTATCTCGAAAAACTCAAGCTCAAAACCGAGCAACCCGACGTTTACAAGGGGCTGCTCCATGCAAAACCAGAACCTGACGAAAAAAAGGAGTAATGATTTATGCCTGGTACTTTTCTTGGCTTTCCTTTCGACGAGGAAATTTTTAATAACGCTTGGGGGCAAGCCCCCGACCCCGTCCGGCTCGCAATTCTGAACAGCGGAGCGATGACGCAGGATGCCACCATCGCCAGCATGATCCAGGGTGGCGGCAACTTCTACACCATTCCGTTCTACAACATTCTCGACGGCGACCCGGACAACTACGACGGCCAGACCGATATTCAGACTGCCGAAACGTCCGGCGCTTCGCAGAGCGGCGTGGTGTATGGCCGCGCGAAAGGATTTACCGCCCGCAACTTTACGGCGGAGCTGACCGGAGCGGACCCGATGGGCAACATTGCAAACAGTGTTGGCCGGTACTGGAACAAGCAGCGCCAAAAAATCTTGCTTGCAATTCTTTCCGGTATTTTTGGAATCACCGGGGCAAGCGGAAACCCGAAAAAGTGGGCTGCCCATACTGCAGATTTGAGTTCCGCGACTGCGACACCGTACACTATCGGTGCGACCGACCTGAACGATCTCGCAACGCAGGCGCTCGGTGATAATAAGAGCCAGTTTGCCCTCGTTATCATGCATTCCAACGTTGCAAAGACGCTGGAAAACCTCAAGCTCCTCGAATACTGGAAACAGACCGACGCGAACGGCATCGAACGCCCGCTCGCTTTGGGGTCCGTCAACGGTTACACCTGCATTGTCGATGACGACGTGCCAGCCGCTCCCGTGGGTGGTACAGGCGACAACATGAACCTGATCCGCTATACCACCTATCTGCTCGGAACCGGTGTACTCCGCACTGCGACGGCCCGCGTCGACGTTCCGTCCGAAGTGTACCGCGAGCCGGCAAAAAATGGAGGCCAGGATACACTTTACACAAGAATCAGGGAGACTGTCCACCCGAACGGCTTTTCCTTCAATCTGCCCACGACCGGATTCACCGAATCCCCGACCAACGATCAGCTCTCTACCGCGGCGAATTGGAGCATTGTCCATGACCCGAAGGCTATCGCAATCGCGCAGCTTATCACAAACGGCTGACGGAGGGCAAAATGGATGCGTTTACAGATTACATCTATTACTCCGAGACTTTCCACGGCAAGAAAATTCCGGAAAATGATTTCGACCGGCTGGCCTTAGAGGCCACGGTTTACCTGAACGCGGTCACACATGGCAGAGCGACGGCAGACAGCGACTCCGTGAAAATGGCGAGCTGCGCCGTGGCGGAGGCCATGCAGCGGTCCGAAGCGGTCCAGAGCGGAGAAGCGCTCTCCAGCGAGAACACGGACGGCCGCTCTGTCTCCTACGTGCAGTCCGAAAACGATTCGGCCTCGCAGAAGAAGAAGTGGCTCGACGCCGCGTCGCTCTATCTGTACGGAACCGGGCTTTTGTATCAGGGCTTGTGCTGAAAGAAGGCTGCTATGCTGACAAACGCCGACATCACAATTTTTAACAAATGGTACAATCGCGAAACCCGCCTCGACGAGTGGAAGCGCACACAGATTCGCGGTGTCGAATGGTACGGCGGGCAAGCAGTTAGCGTATCCGACAAGGGGCTGAACTCCGCGAACACCTATACCGTGCGGATTCCTGTCACGTCGGCCCCACAGGGCAAGCAGTTCGTCCTACCGGAGATTTACGCGTCCGCTGAAAGCGGCGATCTGGCGGGCCTCTGGACGCTCCAGAACGGGGACATCGTGGTGCGTGGGCTGATTGCCGACGACATCGCGAAGGCGGCCGACGTGACCGGGAAATACAGTCAGTGCTTCACGGTGACCGGCTGGCGTGACAACCGCCGCGGTTCCCCCGCCGTCCAGCACTGGCGCATAGACGGAGCGTGAGGACATGGCCGGAAATCAAAAGCTGATCGTCAAAACACCACGCGGCGAGATCGTCCAGGTCAAGACCAAAAACGGCCATGTAACGGCGAAACTGACGTGGGCGCCGGACACGGGCACTAAATGGACTGGCAATTTCACCCGCGCCCAGAAGTTCCTTGATTCCGAGGTGCTGCGTGACAGTACGCCACTGGTACCGTTTAGAACCGGTATGCTGGCTCGCTCCGGGCAGCTCGGCACGGTGGTTGGCTCCGGCACGGTGAGCTGGGTGGCACCGTATGCGCGGTATCAGTATTACAACACCGCCGAAACCCGCGGCTACGACGCCCAGCGTGGCGGAAAATGGTTTGAGAGGGCGAAGGCTTCGCACAAACCGGCATGGGTGGCCGGCGTGAAGAAAATTGCGGGAGGTAAATGATGCCCATCATTCAAAGTCTTTACGACTATTTCAAGACCTGCCCGCTGCTGGGTGACGGGAAAATCAACGTAGACTATCTGCCGGAAAAGGTGCGGGAGTACACCATCGATGCCATCACGGGTGACCCGTATATCAAGCGGTACGCCCGCGGCGCAGCCATGAAGCAATACCTTTTTGCGTTCGGAAATCGGGAGTTCTACGGGCCGGACGTGCTCCAGAACATCGCCAACAGCGGGTTCTATGAGGATTTCGCCGGCTGGCTCGACCAGCAGACCAAATCCCGGAACTTCCCCGTTCTCGGCCCCGGTAAAACGCCGAGAAAGATTGAAGCGCAGTCAACCGGGTACCTGTTCGGGGCATCCCCGGACACCGCAAGATACCAAATCCAATGCAGACTAATTTACTATCAGGAGGGATTAAGTTGAAACTTTCAGAACTGATGCAGGGAAAGACGCCGTCCCCGGAATACGCGGGCATCGCCACCAACGACGATTTTGTGCTGGCCGTTGCGACGACCGCAGCGACTGGCGGAACGACGGTCGCAGACGGCGACTATGATGTCGTGCAGGCCGGTGTGACGCATCACGAGGGCTCCATCGACAGTGAAACCGACGACAAGCAGTATATCCGCACCGGTAAGCAGACGGCCCGCACCGGGGCGCAGCGGACGTTCTCCATCGAAGGCGACCGCATGGTAGGCGATGTGTTCCAGGACTGGGCACTGTCCAACGTGATTAAATTCGGCGTCGGCAGTACCGTCGTCCGCCCGTACATCTATTTCAACATTCTGACGGGTGCTGGTGAAAAGGGCGACCTGATGTTTGACGTGCAGGACGACCAGAGCGGCGACGCAGGAGAAAACGCGGGATTTTCCATTGACGCGCACTCCACCGCGACTCCGGCCGATTACACCTATACCCCGCCGGCAGGCGCCTGACAGGAGGGCTTTTAAATGGCGAACATTAAAATTAACAATGTGGATTTAGAGCTTGACCTCGATGACCTGAACGTGGCCGACAGGGTCGAAAAGGCCATTAAAGTGGTCAAGGACAAGACCGAAGCTGAAAAAGACACGTCCGACTATGTCGAAGCCGGCCGGAAAGTCTGTGCTTACATCGAGGAGTGCTTCGACAGTGTTTTCGGAGACGGAACCGGAAAAAAGCTGTTCGGCGGCCGGGTGAAATTCCGGGAGCACATCGACGCTTTCGTGGCGCTCGCCGACGCTGTGGGCAGCCAGCTGAAAGAGCTGAACGATCATGTCACCGCGCTTACGGCCAAGTACAGCCCGAACCGGGTTGCCCGCCGGCATCCAGCTAAAAAATGAATATTCTGCTGGACGCCCTGCCGGACGAAATTGACGGGGTGCCCGTCAACACGGATTTCCGATTCATGGTGCTGCTGGAGCTGATGCTCGCCGACCCGAAAGCGCCGGAGGATTTAAAACTGCCGCTGGCGCTGTCCTATCTATACAAAGAGCCCATCTCCGACCCGCAAAAGGCCGTTGATGGGCTGCTGTGGTTCTATCGTTGTGGAGCGCCCGAAGACAAGGGCGCGGGCGGTGGCGGGAATTCACACGACAGGGCCTATGATTTCGAAGTGGACGCGCCGGACATCTACGCGGCGTTCATGCAGGCTTACGGCATTGACCTGAACAGCGTCGAGCTCCACTGGTGGAAGTTCCGGGCGCTGTTTTTCGGGTTGCCTGAGGACTGCAAAATTGTCAAGATTATGGGGTACCGCACGATGGACCTGCACGGCCTCAAGGGCGCGGAGAAAAAACACTACGAAAAACTAAAGCGGCAGTTCCGGTTGAAGCCTCTCGGCGTTGAGAAGCTGCCGCTGGCCGCGGCGGAACAGGCTGCAAAGGACCGGGTGGCAAAAAGATTCGCCGAGGCGGAAAGATGGGCGGGAGAGCATAGAAAACCGTGATTATTTATTGAGCAGTTTTTCGAGGTTTGCGCTAATCCGGCTCAACTGATTGATGATGATCCAGTTTTGTTCCACCAGCGCCGATAGGTAGGTTACCTTTGCCTGGTCCGGTGCGCTCGAAAAGCTCAGCGCCATCCCGGCTTTCAAAAATCCGTTCCCGGCGAGATCCGTCGCAATCTGTTTTACGGTATCGAGGTCCTGAGGCTGGAGCTCATCCAAGTGATATTTTTCCTGAAATTTCTGAAGCTGCTCCGCTTGTTTTTGCTCTTTTGATTTTCCTTTAAACATATACAGGCATCTCCCTTTGTTTATTTCCCACATTGTACCATATTTTCTCTGTTTATAAAAGTAGGTGATACATATGGCCGCAGACGGCTCGATAACTATAGACACAAAAATAGACGCCTCCAGTTTCCAGTCTGGCATGAGCACAATAGACAAGTCAGCAAAGACGGCGCTTGGGTCCTTCGGCACCGGGGCTCAAAAGGCCGGAAAAAAGATTTCCGATGCGGGTAAAAAAATGCTGCCCGCCACCGTGGCTATCGGCGGCGTTGGCACGGCGGCCGTAAAAACCGCGTCGGATTTTGAAACATCCATGAGCCAGACCGCCGGCGCACTGAACGTCCCCATGAGCAAAATGGGCGGACTCCGCGATCTTGCGATGGATATGGGCGCAAAAACTCAGTTTTCCGCGACCGAGGCAGGCAATGCCATGACGGAGCTTGCCAAAGGCGGCCTGACAGAGGCGGAAATCCAAAGCGGCGCGCTGAAATCCACAATGGACCTTGCGGCGTCGTCCGGGATGGGCCTCGGAGATGCAGCTAATACCGTTGTTCAGGCAATGGGCGGATTCGGGCTTTCCGCGAAGGATTCTGCACAGGCCGTCAACGCCCTTGCTGGTGCGGCGGCGGCATCGTCTACGGACGTTGGTCCGCTTGCGGACGCTTTGTCGCAGTGTGCCGCGCAGGCGCACACAGCCGGATGGTCGATTCAGGATACGACGGCTGTACTCGGCGAATTTGCCGATGCGGGCGTGACCAGCAGTGATGCCGGTACATCCCTTAAAACGATGCTCCAAAGGCTCGCTGCGCCTACGGGTGCTGCCGCAAAGGAAATGAAAACCCTTGGTATAAACGTATGGGATAGCAGCGGTCACATGAAAGACGCGGGCGGAATTTCGCAGGAATTACAATCCAAGTTGGGCGGGCTATCCGACCAACAGAAGCAGCAGGCGCTGGCTACGATTTTCGGCAGCGATGCGACCCGCGCGGCGACCATTTTAATGGACGGCGGCGCAAAGGGGCTTTCTAAATATACGAAAGCGACGAACGATCAGACTTCCGCACAGCGACTTGCCAATTCACAGATGGGACCTACACAAAAAGCATGGGAAAACATGAAAGGCTCACTCGAAACGGCGGCAATTTCCATCGGCACTATGTTGCTGCCAATGATACAAAAGCTTGCAGGATTTGTGAAGGACTTGGCGGATAGTTTCGCCGCGTTGAACCCACAGCAGCAAAAAATAGTGCTTACGATTCTAGGGATTGTGGCCGTGGTTGGCCCGCTGCTGGTCCTGATCGGCAAGGTCACGATGGGAATCGGGGCGATTGCGGTAGGAGTCTCTAAGCTCATAGGAGGGATAAAACTTTTAGGCGGAGGAATTGCCGCGCTGTTTGCCTTGGTCGCGGCGAATCCGATCATTTTGATTATCGCCGGTGTCGCGGCGCTTATCGCGGTTATCGTCCATCTATGGCAGACCAATGAGGGTTTCCGCAACGCGGTTATCGAAATCTGGACGGCCATA